CTGTAAGTACTACTACTTATCGTAGAGTTTCAGAGAAAACTGGTTATGTAGGAACAGTTCCTTCAGCAAACATTTGCATTTCTGCATTTGGTCGCTTGTGGGTTGCTAATACTACAACTGACAAGGTTACGATTACCTTCTCTGATCTGATTGCAGGTCATGTGTGGGGTGGTGGCACTACTGGTACTTTAGATGTTTCTAGGGTATGGCCTAATGGTTCTGATGAAGTGATGGGCTTGGCGGCTCACAATGATTTCTTGTTTATCTTTGGCAAGCGTCAGATTCTTGTTTACTCTGGTGCAACAACTCCTGCAACGCTTCAGTTAAGTGACACAGTAGGGTCAATTGGATGTATTGCTAGAGACTCAATTCAGAGCATTGGTACTGATGTTATTTTCTTATCAGACTCTGGTGTACGTTCTTTGATGAGGACTATTCAAGAGAAGTCTGCTCCTTTGCGAGACTTATCTAAGAATGTTAGGTCTGATTTAATATCTTCTTTGGCTATTGAAACCTTGGGCAATCTTAAATCTGTTTACTCAGAAAAGAATGGCTTTTATTTGTTGACAATGCCAGTATCTCAACAAGTGTATTGTTTTGATACAAAGATGCAACTACAAGATGGTTCATCTCGAATTACAAAGTGGGATTCAATCAATCCTACATCATTGTATTCTTTGCGTAATGGTGACTTGTATATTGGTAAGAATGGTTATATCGGTGAGTATGAGAGTTACTTAGATCACACTTCTACTTACAGGATGTCTTACTACACAAACCATGCAGATTTAGGCAATGAGAATCAGATCTCTGTTCTAAAGAGGATTAAGACAATCATCATTGGTGGTTCAAACCAGTTTGTGACGATTAAGTGGGGATTTGACTTTGCCGCCAACTATTTGTCGGGCAATGCTTACATTCCTGAACAACAGAACTATGAGTATGGTCTTGCTGAATATGGAATAGCAGAATACTCTGGTGGTGTTTTGATTAAGACATTGGATGTAAATGCTTCTGGTGCGGGCAAGATTGTTCAAACTGGTTACGAAACTACAATCAATGGTGTTCAATTATCAATTCAGAAGATTGAGATTCAATCTAAGAACGGGAAGGTATCTTAAATATGTCTAATTACACAAAAAGCACCAATTTCGCTACCAAAGACAATCTAACTCCTGGCGATCCACTCAAGATTGTTCGTGGTACTGAGATTGATACTGAGTACAACAATATTGCTACTGCTATTGCTACGAAGACAGACAATGCTTCTGCTGCAATAACTGGTGGAACTATTAACGCTACAACGATTGGTGCTACAACAGCATCTACGGGTGCGTTTAGTACTTTGAGTGCTACTGGTGCTATCACATCTACATTGGCGACAGGAACTGCTCCTTTGGTCATTGCTTCGACTACCAAGGTTGCTAACCTTAATGTTGACTCATTAGATGGTGCTGATTGGGCATCTCCTGCGGCATTGGGTTCTACTACCCCTGCGGCTGTCTCTGCTACTACTTTAACCACTTCTAGCACAGTTACGTTTAATGGCGGTACTGCCAATGGTGTTACATATTTAAACGGCTCTAAGGTTCTTACAAGCGGTTCTGCGCTTACTTTTGATGGGACTAACTTAGCGACTACTGGAGATATTTCTCTTGGTGCTGGCAAGTTGTTGAAATATTCATCTACATCCTACATCACCCCTGAGAACAATGTTAGTGGAGCAGAAATTTCCACAACTGGAGTTATTACATTCCTAACTGGTTCTGGCACGCCAACAGAACGTGCCCGTATAGACTCAAGCGGTAATTTGCTGCTGGGGACTACGAGTTCTTTCTCTGCTCGTAGGTTTCGCATTTATGGAAGCCAAGCAAGCGCTGCATCAACATCCTTACAACTCACAAACAGCACAACTGGGGATGGTGCTTCTGATGGATTGACGCTGGAAATGGACGGCGTTAACGGTTACCTCTACAACTACGAAAGTGGCCCACTAATCTTTGGTACAGCCAACACCGAACGCGCCCGTATTGACTCCAGTGGGAATTTGTTGGTGGGGACTACGAGTACAAGCACAACTGATGGCGCTTTTGCACTAATAGGCTCTGGTGCAATCAATAGTTACTTAGCAGTAGGTCATAAAAATGGCTCAAACTCAGGTTCTGATTTTCTTGCTTTGTACTATAACGGAACGCAAATTGGCGGAATTTCTCAAAGCGGAACAACAGCAGTTCTGTTCAACACCACTTCTGACCAACGCCTAAAAGAAAACATTGTTGATGCTCCTGAGTTTGGTAGTGTTATTGATTCCATCAAAGTCCGTAGCTACAACTGGAAAGCAGATGGGTCACATCAACGTGCAGGTTTTGTTGCTCAAGAACTTGTAACTGTTGCTCCTGAAGCAGTACATCAGCCTGAAGACACAGAAGAAATGATGGCTGTGGATTACTCCAAACTTGTACCAATGTTGGTCAAGGAAATTCAATCACTTCGTAAACGCCTAGCAGACGCTGGCATTTAACTTAAAGGAACAATCATGGCTATTACATACAACTGGTCAGTCTCAAATCTTGATCGCAACACATCCGATGGCTTTGTAACCACAGCACATTGGACAGTAACGGCAGTAGATGGAGATCACTCTGCATCTTCCTACGCAACAGTATCATGGCCTGAAGGAACTATTACTGTTCCTTATTCTGACCTTACAGAATCAACTGTATTAGGTTGGGTGTGGGAATCTGTAGACAAGAGTGCTACAGAGTCATCTTTGGCGGCTCAGATTGATTTGCTCAAGAATCCTGTTAAAGCATCTGGTACACCTTGGTAAAGTTTAGAAGCACAAATCCCTAGAGTGGAGTAAGAATTATGGCTACCATGTTCCCAAGACAATCAGAATTAAGAAGATTTAATGCAGAAGATTCATCTTCTAATTATCTTGAACCTATTGACTCGTTGTCTAGTGTAGAACCACAAAACAGTCCTATCAATAGTCAGCAATTTGTTGAAATATTACTTGCTAATCCAAACATTACTGACAATCAGATTGTCAAATCAATGGAGGCTTATGGCATTTCTCCAACACAACTTGCTGAAGCTATTGGTGTGCCAGAGGGTCAGATTGTTTCTAGGGTGGCGGCTACAGTACCTCAAGGACAAACTGTTACCCTTGGAGATACCATTATTCAGCCCGTATATCAATTTACTGGCTCTGGTGAGAATGAACAGGTTGGTGGGCTTGAAAATGTTATTACCTACAAAGCAACTGAAAACAAAACTGGTGGAGCGTATACCCAATACACGCCTTCTGGTGAAGTAGAGAAAACTGGCACTCAACAAGAAGTTAAAAGCGGTTTAAAAGAGTTTGCAATAGGCGCTGGAGTACTCCTTGGATTGCCAACCATCTTAAATGCAGGTGCGGCTACTGGTGCTGCGGCTTCTGGTATTTCAACAGAAACCCTTTTATCTCAATTGGGAGGTGAAACTGCTACAGCAAGTGGATTGCTTTCTAGCACAACACCTCTTGCCGCTGTTGCTCCAGAAGTAGCGGCTAATTTAGCGGCTTTTGAGTCAGCTAATGCGGGCGTTGGAGCATTTGGAGCAACAGATGCGATAACTGGTGGTCTTCTTTCTGCTCCTGCTCCCATTGCTTCAGCAGTAGCTCCTATTGCTTCTGCTGTTGCTCCTGTGGCATCTACTTTAGCACCTGCTGGCGCTCCCGCTGTAGCCTCTACTGCTAGCGGTTTATTGAGTTCTGCATTACCTGCGGCTGGTACTGTTGGTGGTGCATTGGCTTCTGGTGCTTTATCATCTTTAGGTGGTGCTGTGACTGGTGGATTAAGCAATCTTATTTCTGGTGGTTTAGGAACTGCTGGCAACTTGCTTCAAATGCAACAATCAAGAGAAGCGGCTCAAAAAGCCCAAGCAATGATTGAAGCTGAGACTGCTGCCGCTAAACAATCCGCACAGTTTAGACCTGTTGGCATGACTACTAGGTTTGGCACTTCTGAGTTCAAAGTTGATCCTACAACTGGTCAATTGGTGAGCGCAGGGTATACCTTAACTCCTGAAGCTAAAGCACAACAAGATAGATTTGTTGCTTTACAGAATCAAGGTCTAACACAAGCAGAACAAGCACAAGCACAATTTGCTCCTTTGCAAACAGGCGCTCAATCCTTGTTTAACCTTGGTAATCAGTACTTAGCTCAAAGTCCTCAAGATGTTGCTCAGAATTATCTGAATCAACAGATGGCATTGTTGCAACCAGGCCGAGAGATGGAGTTGGCTAATCTGCAAAACAGACTACAACAACAAGGTCGTTCGGGTCTTTCTGTTGCCCAAGGTGGCTCTTATGGTGCTACGACTCCTGAGTTACAGGCTCTGTATAACGCTCGTGCAATGCAAGAGGCTCAATTGGCGGCTAATGCTCAACAAGCGGGTCAACAACAAGTTCAATTTGGTGCGGGATTGCTTGGTCAAGGTGCTCAAACAATGGGCCAGTACTATGGTGGTCAGCAAGCGGCTTATGCACCCTATACAACTGCTTCTGGACAAGTTCAAGGGCTTGAGGCTCTTGGTCAGCAACCATTAACTATGGGTGTGGGTCTTGGTCAACAAGCGGCTCAAGCGGGTGCTAATGTTGGAAGACTTGGTTTGACAGGCGCTCAATTGAGTACTAATTTGGCTACAAGTGCTGATGCAACAAGAAACTTAGCGGCTCAAGGGTTGATTGCGGCAGGTAATCCTAATGCAATGTTTGGCAATGCTATAGGTGGATTGCTTGGTGGAGGCGCACGAGCATTATTTAGCCAAACTCCTCTAGGTGGTTCTGGTTTTGGAACTGGTTTAGCCTATAGTAATCAAGACATGGGCTTGTATATTTAAGGAATCATCATGGCAGATAGTATGGTAGCGGGTCTTTTTGGTTTGACTCCTGAGATGTATCAAAACCAACAGTATCAACAAGATTTGAAACGTGGTTATGAGTTAGCCCAACTCTCTCCTGGTGCGGCTGCTCAAGCGGGTCTACAAGCTAGTGTTGGTCAACTAGGTCGTGGTGTAGCGGGTTTGATGGGTGTAGAAGACCCACAAATGAAGCTAATCTCTGCTCGTCAATCAATCATTGGTCAACTAGATCAAACGAACCCTACATCAATGCTTGAAGGCGCTAAGATCCTTGCAAAAATGGGTGACCAACAAGGTGCTTTTGCTTTGGCAGACTATGCCCGTAAAGCACAAAGTGAGATAGCCTTGGCGCAACAGCGTATGCGTGAAAAGGCAGCCGCTGATCCATTTCAAAAATTAGTGGAATCAGGTAAATATACTCCCCCAAGTCTTGCAGAGTATCAAAGAACAGGTAATCCTGAAGATTTAGTCTTATACGAAAAACCAGAGAAACCTACTAAAACTAGTTATGGCCCTGCAGCCGACATACTTGCCAAAGCAGAATTTGGTAAGCTATTTGATGATCTGACTCAGGCAGAAGCAAAAGTAATTGATACTGAGTTGGAGAAACGTGGCATAAAGAAAGCCTCTGCTGGTGCGGCTCAAACAAATGTAAATGCCTTT